GCCGAATGATGTCGGCGAGCCGGTCCTCGATCTTCTGCGCGCTGCGCGGCCAGGGGTTTTCTTCGTGCACTGCGTACCGGCAAACCTCCTGATGGTTGAAGCCGTCGAGCTGATAACGCGGCAGCGGGCCACTTCCTACGCCGCGATGCCGAAGGAAGAACATCGGCGCGCCGCAATCGCAGACGCGGCGGTGTACGCTGCTGCGCTGGATGATCATGGCCAGCCGTTCGTCGGCGGTCGAAGGAGGCCGAATGCGTATCAGCCGTTCGTTCTCTTCTTCGACGCCACGCCTGAATAGGTCGTCTTGCATCAGTCGATTTCTCTGTTGTTTTTTACTCCCGAAACTGGGGCTTGGCAAGAGGTGCTTGTCCTAATCTTGTCCATATTTCAATGTGATTCAGTGATACTCCGTGCGATTGCCGGACGAAATATCAATCAGTTAGCGGCTATTTGGCCCACCGAAAACCACCTGCACTGGATTTAGGTTCCAGCGCTCGTAATGGGCGTGAGAGTTCAAGTCTCTCCATCCGCACCATATAACCCCTTTTATTGCTTATATTTAGAATCAGCCGGCAATTTCGGCCCAATAGCCGGTCCGGCGGCGTTGTCCACAATTTGTCCATATTTTTTTTCTGCAGCCTGGCGCTTTTGCTCTGACTTGGCCTCCAATTCCTCTACCAGGGACCGCGCATCATCCTCCTCTTCGATCAGATACCGCCGGAAGGCTTGCGATATGTGGCCCGTGACACGCCGCGCTTTCCATTCCGAATAGCCCTGGCGCATGAGGTTCGTACCGGCCGTGCGGCGCGTGTCATGAAACAGAATATGCGGCAAGCCGAGGCGCTCGCGGGCTTCCTCAAACGCCGTACGGAAACTCTTGATACAAGCGCCGCGACGCTGGAACACGCACGGCACCGCGGGATCGCGTGCCGCCCATGCCATTTCGAGAAAGGCGCGCATCTCGTCGAATACCGGGATAAAATGCGTCTTACCGTTTTTAGTGATGCGCTCGCCGTTTGACCAGCCCGGCACCCGGATCAGCCAGGAATCCCAGTCCATCCATTCCCAGCGCAGTTTGAGCAGCTCGCCTTTGCGCACGCCGGTGTAATAGGCGAAGACCCAGAACAGTTTGGCATGGTCCGGCAATTCGCGCAGGAGCGCGCGGTATACCTCTTCACTGACGATGCCCTGGCGAACGTTATCCTCGCGCAATTTGGGAATGCGTACGAGGCGCGGCAGCCGATCCGCCGCTAAACGCAGCGCAGCGGAAATGATCGCCGTCTCGCGGTTGATGGTCGCATTCTCGAACGGTTCGCCCTGCTTCGTGCGATCGCCTTGCCGGCTGGTGATATAAGCGATAGCCTCTTTCTTGCCGAACAGACGGGCGTCGGCCATTCCGAGGCGCGGCCGCAAATAACCGTCGATCCGGCGCTGCGGAGTCACGATGTCGGTCGCGCCCTTGCACCGCAGATGCACCATATATTCGTCAAACAGGTCGCTCATGGTGAGGGTCCCTGGCGGTGCGCCCCTGATCTCCCTGACCCATTTTTCAAGCTCGGCGTCGGCTTCCTGCTGGCTCAAGGCATGGACGGTTTTGGATTCGCCCTGAAAGCGCAATTGCGCGCTATTGGCGCCACGCATGCGCGCTGTGCCCTTGCCGTAAGAGCGCTTGCGTTTGCTCATTGGATGGGTTCCGGCTTATCGATGCGCGGATCACCTGCTTCGAGGAATCCAGCCGTGGTTATCAATCCATGGCGGCCTCGCAGCGACATGATTTTCTGTTCGTCGGGAGTGAAGGGCGTTTCTTTACTCGGCTGCAGCCAGGTGTGATTCAGGAAAACGCCCAACCCCTCTAAGCCGCCATATTTTACGATCGCATCCACTACGAAGTTATCGATCGCAGAAGGCACCGTATAGTCCGCAGCTTCCTTTAGCGGTTGGGCGTCCGGGAGCCTCCGCCCATGGTCGATGATGGATTGCTCGTCGCGGGGCAAATAGATAAACTCCAACGTAATTCGGCAGCGCTTGCCCCAGCGCTTCAGCGCGGTCTTTTTTCCGGCCTCCGAAGCCTTGCCCGATGTCGCAAAGCCCTTCGGCCCCTTCACCTTTCCACCCTTTTGTCCGAGCAAGGCGGCAGCTCGTTTTATTTCGTTCATGCCATCGCAGGATAACATAAGCGTATATGCAATACCCTAGCTGGCCCGCTTACTCTCCTGAATGAGCCGTTCCAGATCCTCGATATCGAGCATCGGCCAGCGCGTAAAACGAGCCGCCGTCAATTTCTTCTCGGCAATGAGGTTGTGAATGGTTCCCTTGCTGACGCCGAGATATTCGGCGGCCTCGTCGATGCTCAATAAGCGCCGCTGGCGGAAACTGCTGCTCGACAGTTCCTCGCGCACAGCCCGCCGGATGGCATCGTCCACCGTTTCGCGAACTGGCGGCATTTTCTTTACGGCTGCAGACTCGGATATGGCCATTTATCCTCCGAACACGCAAAAGGCGCACACTACGAGCAGGGCGGCTGTTTTGAACGTACAGTCACACGAGCAGGAATCCGGATTTAAGGATAAACGACGATTATTTCTTAACGATCGCTTAATCCGTAAAGTGGGAACGTTTATTTATTACCAGACAATCCGGAAGCGCGCAAGCGAACAATTACAAAATTCCTAACTTTCGATGAAAACGAAAGATGTTCTGTTCTAAAGTCTACAGATGATCTAGAGCGTTATATATAATCCGCCTCGGTCATCAAGTACGAATACGCATTTGCGTACACTACGGCGCACTCTACACCGTCAAGTGAATAATCAATCGTGTGACTACGCCTAAAAATAATGCGATTCGGGTCAAGGTTTGCACGAAAGTATCGCTCGATACTCATGTCAAACTGCAAGCCGTCTGCGGCACCGGAAGACCGTATCGCTCGATCGAGTACTTCCTACAACGCGCTACTGAGAAAGCGCTGACAGAAGCCGGTCGAGGTCCGGCTCAAGCGAAGCCCTACGATCACGAATATGCGCCGCAGAACGAGCTCGAGTGGCGCTGGGCCTACGGATTGATCAGATACCTTCGGCACGGCAAAACGACATATCCGGCGCTGAGACAATTCCTGGCTGAACTTCTCAAAATTCGCGACCGCTAAAAACGGTAAGGCCGCTCAATCCTTGGGATATGGCAAGGAAGAACGGCCCGTTCGCTTGGATAAACGAATCGCGTTGTGTGACTACGCGTTCATTAGTATAACTCTAATGGGCTGCTCCCGCGCCGGCATTTTCGACCGCGGCGCAGACTTCTTCGTACCGGTCGACCGTAACGTCTTCGGCGCGCTGGAAGCCGAAGCCATTCAAGATTTGGCCGGTGATCTTCTTATCGACACCCTGGCTGAATCCCAGCGCCCAGATCCGGCTGGCCTGCTTGCCGGTAATGATTCGCTTCTCGCTATTGCCGTTCTGCGCCGAAGCGGGCGGCGTCTCAGATACGGGCGCTTCGCGTTCCCGCGGCGGCTGTGCGATCGGCGCTTCGGTTCTAGGCATTTCTACCGTCCGCTCGCGTCCGGTCATCTCTTCGGCCGGCGTCGGTGCGTATCCGGCCATTGCGATGATCCAGCTAAACGGTCCCTTGAGCGCCTTCGCCTGCGCGCGCGTCTGCGCCATCGACCGGAGCTGGAACAGCGGAACCGGCCGCTCGCCGGTCTGGATACGCTTGCGCGACTGCTGATCGTATTCGTAGGTCGGACGGAACGACCAGTTTTCCTCATCGTTCAGGCACATGGCATCGGCGGTGCCAATCACGATCCCGGATGGAACATGAAATGCTTCCGCCGTACATTCGTACCCGACAACATCGCCGATCTGAACAATACGCGTTTCACGCGTGCGTGGTGTTACGCGATACATCGCGCCCAGAAAGGCCCACGCTTCGAAGAACAGATGATCGCGCCCACCGAACCGCTGAACCCAATTGTTACGCTTGACGGCCGCGACCAGCGCATCGGCGCAGAGCCGCGCCTCTGCCACAATCGCTTCCGGCTTCCGCTGCAGGCGCAGGCTAAAGCCGTCGTCGATGTCGGCCAGGGCTTGCGTGATGACGGCGGCGTTCGCCGGTTCTTGAATGATTTGATGACTCTGCATTTATGAAGACCTCCTTAAAGTGGCAATGTTCGATTCGTTGTATACGCGTACGCCGGGAATCGCAAATGCTCCGCGCATAGAACGCGCCAGCGCATTAATCGCCGGCATGTTCGCCATAACCAGGTTCGACAGTTCCGGCCGCGACGAGACGTACTTAATCAGCGCCGAAAGATCCGTCACTTCGGCCTTCCAGGTTTCGCGAGCCGTGAAGCCGGTCTGCTTCGGCGCAGGCGCAAGTACCACCGGACGCCGGACCAGCGGCGCTTCGACCAGCGTTTGTACTTCGTCTGCCGACGCGCCCAGCGCTTCCGCGGCTTCGATTTCACGTTCACGCTCCAAAGCAGCTTCGCGTTCGGCTTCTTCGCGCAACCGGCGTTCTTCGGCCAGGCGGATACGCTGCTGCTCCTGCGTGTATGCCGAAAGCTTCGCCTTAATGATCTGTTCGGCCTTGTCAAGCGGCGCGCAAACGTTTTTCTTCTGCGTCAGCGCTTCCTTATGCGCCGCGTGTGCCTTGCTGATGATCGGATCGAAAATCTTCGCGGCTTCGCTCTGTAGTCCGGCGATCGCCTGCAGATGCCCGGCGGCCATCTCGACGGATGGCTGGTCGATTATCTCTACGTGGTCAGCTAACTCGATCCAATACGCCGTTTCGCGGGACAGCTGTTTCATCTCTACTTGCATCAATGCATCCATTGCTTAAAAACTACCTCGACTTCTATTATTATACGAAGCGCTTCGAATGTAAATAGCTAGGCGGCAGGTTTTTGCTGATTCGCCAGGGCGAATAGAAATAAGTCCAGATCGCGGTCGAAATCAGCGCGTGAATACTGATGGACGCGATACGTACCATCATCCGACAATTTGACGCAGGCGCGCCGGTAGCGGCGCGGCTTCGGCCGGCAGTTCACGTACGCCGCCAGTTGCGCGCGATGACCGTCCAGGACCAGGCCGGTCTTATAGTCGACTAACCATAATTCGTCCTGGATGACACAATCCAGATCGTACATGCCGGCGTAGTCGTATTGTTCGTGATAAACGATCCTTTCCGCATTCGCCGGGACCAGGCCGGATTCTTCATGGAAGCGGATTCCGGCCACGACGTATCCGGCGATTCCGGCATCGAGTGCCGCCGTATCGAGCGTTCCCAGCGCGTAAGCGTGCATTGCTTTATGCACCGCCGTTCCGCGCCGTCCGGCGCGTTCCAGCACGTCATGCGGAATCATCGAATAGTCGAGAACGCCGGCATTCCGCAGTACTGACGTCACGCCGCGTACTTCGCGGCCATCGACACGGTAGATATGCGCCGGCTGCTCCAGCGTGAGGGTCGGCATTTTATTCGTCCGCGTTGTAGCCGCCGCATTTCCAGCAGACGGAAATCGTGTCGTCGTACTGATGCTGTGGTTTGTGCGGGCTGCCGTGGTCCGAACAAAACCAGGCATCGCAGATTTCGCAGCAGTGCTGCGCGTCTTCGCAACAGTTCGGATGCGCGCACCAGCCGACCGGAGCGTGAGCGAGGCTACTCATTTAGAGGGTTTCCCCTTTATGAACGGGGCGGATCTGGCGCGAAAAATACGCTCCGTGCGATTTGTCCGCGAGCAGCCCGGCCCACTTGTCTGCCGGTACGTTCGCATAGCGGTACGTTTTTCCTGTCGCGTGAAACTGAATATGCAGCTCGCGCGCCGCGGGATCGTAGCCGGCAGCTTTGATGGTGCCCGATTGTCGAGGCAGTGGTTTTAGCTCCATGCCGCCTCGCACGCCATCTCGATCTCGTAGCCCATCTCGATCAGCAGTTCCGAGGCTTTTGCATTCTCTTCGAGCCATTCATTCAGGTGATCACTCTGCCGGCCCTGCGCTGTTCGCGCGGCCATTAATGCCCGGATCGCGATCTTGCCGCCCGATAGCGCGGCGCTCAGTGTGTCCCATTGTGCTTCTGTCATCAGCCGGTTTACATTTGGTGTCATATGTATTATTCTAGCATACGAAGCGCTTCGCATGTCAATAGGAAACGCTTCGAAATCAGAAAGGCTACTATATGAAGTATGGAAAAGACGAAGAAGCCGATGACGGCCTCCGAGATGGGGAAAAAGGGCGGGCGGGCTCGCGTTGCGAAGATGACGCCGGAAGAACGGTCGGAACAGATGCGGAAACTTGTCAAACGGCGCTGGCGGCTGGCGAAGGCCAAGAAAAAGGAAGCAAAGACTGATGGATAGCGGGATAGTGACATCGGTCATTTCTGCCAGCAGCGCCGTTATCATTGCTGGGCTGGCTATTGCGTCCAATACGTATTGGATCGGGCGGTCCTTCGATGAGCTTGCGCGATCCCTTAATCAATTTCGGGTGGATGTGAATAAACGGCTGGACACGATCGAGGCTGATCTGAAGGAGATAGTCAAAATAACGAACGATCTGGACAAACGGCTAGATCGGCTGGAGCAGCAGAAGAAGTGACTAACGCTTCTGCTGACGTTTGCGCAACCGCTCTACTGTCTGCGCAGCAGTCTCCGGCGCCGGGAGCGCTTGCTGCGGGGCAGCCGGGCCGCCCTCGTCCACCATCTTGGCGAGGTGCGCTTTGGCGAGGTCCAACGTCTTGCCGTCGAGCATCGACCCGGTTTTCTTGTTTACCTGGTATTGGGTCTTCGGAGTCGGATTCCCTACCTCGCGCCCGTGCTGCAGCGCGCCTGGCTCCGCCGGCTGGCCCGGTTCCTCCTTCGTGCCGTTCATGAAGGCCCGCTTTTGGGCCTCGGTCATGTCGTCAAAGATTTTGGGATCCGTAATGCCGGTCGAGTAGGCGTAGTGCGCGGCGTTGTACCCTTTCTCGTTTTCGGCGCGCTGATGCTCCAGTACCGAAGAGTTCAGCTCCGTATCTTCCGGTACGTACGTGCCGTGCCCCAACTCGCCGGGCGTGGGAATGTGCTCTGGCCGGCCGGAGGGATAGTATTCGAGGCTCCTGGGCGGTACGTGCGCAGTACTCCTAGCACTTGGTATCGCCTCGGGGGCGACGGTAGGCTGGGAAGGTGACTCTGTACGCCCAGGAAGGGGTGGCTCTGCTACGGCGGGCGAAACGACATTTTGACGAGCTGGTACTGGCGCTGGCACCACTGGTGACGCAGGAGTCACTGGAGCGGTGGTTGAAGGCGTTTGAGTCGCTGCCGCCTCTGGAACTGCGCCCGCGGCCGCCACAGGAGGAGAAACGGGCGCAGCCTGCGCGCCCGCAGCAGCCGCTTTCTCGTCCTCGACCACCCGTGACGCGAGTCGTCGCAGATTTACTTGCTCGGCAGCAGGCAGCTTGGCGAAGTTCTTCACGCCAAAGCCCTGCGCAATCTCCTTCATCTTCACCAGAACCGGATCAGCCTCCGGGGCAGTAGCTGCGGCAGCCTGCTGTGCCCGCGCCTCGAGGATCTTCGCGTTCACAGCTTGGCGTGCCGTACGCTTCGCAGCGAGGTCTGCGACGTCCGGCGCAATTGGTTGGACGGGTGCCGGCGCTGCTGCCGGCGCTGCTGCCGGCGTTGGCTGCGCTCCTCCAGCCTGCCAGCCCGGTGTGTTCCCCTCTGCACGGTTTTGTGCGGCTGCGGCATCGCGTGCCTGAGCTGCTGCTCGGTCCGCGAGCTCCGCTTTAGCCCCACGCACTGCGCTCACGAGCGTGTGCCCTGCTTTGATTGCGCCGGCCACACCAGCAGCCGCTTCGTGACCAATGATCGGGGTTAGCACGGCTCCCGTACCTGCCGCGACGCCCAGCATGGGATTTGTCAGGCCGCCCTTGTTCGCGGCAAGGACGCCTTGCGCGGCGCCTTTAGCTGCGGTGCGGATGACACCTGGAGCAGCGGGGGGCGCCTCAGCCGCATCGCTGACAGTTGGGCTGGCACTTGTTGGCACTACGCCCATCGCCCGCACGGTTTCATGCGCGCCGTGCGCCATCAATGCGTCCGTAATTAATTCAGACGTAGCGCCGCTGTAATCGCCGCTACTTAACTGCTGTCCAATTTGGACACCCGCTTGATACGGGTGCCTGATCGCAAACGGCACCAGATCTTTGGCCGCTTCCCAGGCTTCGCCGTAGTCGCGATGGGCCGGGCTCAGCGCATCATCGATGCGCCCGATACCTTCGAGGATGTTCTGGTAGTTTAATTTCTCCGCGACTTTGCGCGAGGTGTTCCCGAGATAATCCAGAACGCCCGTGTCCTGTGGGCCTCCTGGTTGTGGTCTGGGCATCGGTTGCATGTTTAGTTTGTGCGCCAGTTTACTGCTGGCGTTATCGAGATAATCCAGGAAGCCCGTATCCTGCGATCCTGCCGGCGGCGTGGCGGCAACGTGGTTGGTGGTAGTGTCCCACGTTTGCGGTGGCGCGACATGGGCGACTGTACTGTCCCAGCCCTGATCAGGATTTACTGTGCTGGTTGCCATTTGAATTGCGTCGGATCAGCGGGATTTACAGCAGTGACTTTGATGACCTTGTTTTGTTTGGGCGAGAAGAAGGTTTTGCCGACATCGGAGGCGGAAAGCGTTGCCGGCAGAGCGGGTGCGCCGCCGCCGCCTGCCAGCGTATTCAGAATGCCACGGCCCTTCTGTGTTGCGGCAATACGTGACTCGCGATCCGGCGCATTTTCGATCTCCTGCAACGTCTGCGTGGCAGTATCCATCTTGCGTGAAACCAGGCCCTGCACGTCAGCAAGCACGCCTTGCAATTGCCGGGACTGATCGGGCGTAAGCTTCTGACCGCTTCCGAGTTTTTGCATCCATGCCTGAAGGTCGCCGGAGACGCCGCGAGCGCCGCCAATTGAATTCAGTTCGGGTTGTGTAATTCGAACGCCGCTGCCCTGGCCGCCCACAAGCGCAGTAAGTACCTTCGGAATCGCCAGCGCCTGCGCTTCAGGCGTGCCGGACGCTAACATCTGCTGCGCTTCGCCGATGCGTTGCAGCTGGGTATTTGCTCCGGTAAGCGCCGTCTGGAACGGCGAACCGAAAACCTTCGTTTCGCGGTCTGCCTGATTGAACCGCGCCAGCGCTGTTTCGGCGTTCGCCCTCGTCGCCTGAATTCCAAGCTCCCGGTTGCGCTGCTGTTCTTCAACAGTCTGGTGCGCCGCCGTTTGCCGCTCCGCTTGCGTCATCCCGGCGTTTTGCACGTCGCCTAAGGTTGGATTCGTTTCGGGCTTCGGCGCGACCGTTTTTGCGAGTGCCGGCAGCGCATCATATGCCGTTTTATATTTCACCGGATCGCCGACTGCTTTTAATAGACCTGGCAAAACGGTTTGGTACTGCTCACGCGCCGATGTCGCTGTTTCTCCCGGTATTTTCGCCGCCGATTCTAACCCCTTTTGCCTTGCATCTTCGGTCTGTTGCTCCTTCAATGCGCGGTCGGTCAGGAAGTCCTTCGCTGCCTTACTGCTCCCGATCAACTGGTCGGTGAGAGTCTTAATACCCGCCGGCGTCGGATTGGCGTCAATCATGGAAGTGTACTGCTGCGCTTGTTGCGGCGTTATATTTCCATTCACCACTTCATGCTGGACTTGCTTCCTGGCGAAATCCGGATCATTTAGGTGATCGGCGATGGTAACGCCCAGCATTCCCTGGTGATCTTGCGCCGTCTGCTGTACTTTATTCTGCGCATCGGTAGCATCGGCTTTGGCTTTATTTAACGCGGCCTGAGTCTTTTCCTGTTCATCGAGCGACTGGTTGACCTTGAAGGCTAGATAGCCCTTCCCGCTGGTGGCCAGATTTTGGTTGATTACGTTGCGATCATATGAGTAGCTGCCATCAGGATTCACCTTGAATGCGCCCGGGGTCTGCATAGCGCTATTGATCGCTTGCTGATTGGCGATGTCCTGCTGCTTCTGCTGCAACTCCAGTGCGCCGGACTGTATTTGCTGCTGACTCGCCTGGCTTTGCAGCCGCGCATTCTGCAGCGCCAACTGCTTCGCCTGCAGGTCGGCCACCGTGGGGATGGGCTGCGGGTTTGCAATGGACTGCAGCACTGCCGCACTGGGCTGAATGATGGAGGGATCAAGTGGCATAATCAACCTCCTCCGTAGTTATACATTTCACTCTCTGGCACCGGACCAGCCATTGACCCAAACCCAACGAGCCCGGCGTTGCCGCTGAGGTCTGGACTGAAGTTCATGCTGTTCAGGCTTCCCGCTCCAGGCGATGCGACGAGTGAGCCCGCACCGAGCCCAGGGCTATTTTGCCCCAGATAGTTATTCAGTTGGTACTTGTTGTATGCGCTCTGGCCGAGGCTGCCCAGGCCGGAGGCAATACTGCCGAATGCATTGCCTAATCCCATTGTCCCAGCCGCCTGAGCATTGCCTGCTCCCATCGTGCCAGCCGCCAGCGCATTGCCTTGCCCGGTCATCAGATTGGCCATGTTGCCGCCAAATTGCCCCGCAGTGCTGGCACCTTGGCCGGTAGCCGTTTCCCCAATCCCGGCGATCTGGGCCAGCCGGTTGAAGTTCTGATTCTGCTGGGTGTTGTAAACATCAAAACCCTGGCCATACAGACCTTGCTGATTCGCCAGTGCCTGCTGTGCCACTCCCAGGTTCTGCCCATACAGGCCGGACTGTGCTGCTAATGCTGCTTGGTTTGCCGCGAGATTCTGGCCGTATTGTCCGGACTGCGCTGCGAGTGCTGCCTGATCAGCAGTGAGGTTCTGTCCGTACAATGCAGACTGTCCGCTCAAGGCCTGCTGAGCCGCATTCTGGTTGGTGGTGTACGCGCCCAGCGCCTGGTTGTAATAGTTCTGATAGTTCGTGCTCGCCAATCCTTGGCCATACTGCTGCGCTGCTTTCGCCGCCGCACCGCCCAGGCCTCCAGTGGCAGCCTGCGACCTTTGCAGCGCCTGCAATCCCTGCTGCAGTTGGAACTGATACCCAGGCATCTGTGCTGCCTGCTCTGCCGTGGGTGCTTGAAACGCTGTCGGATTTAGCGCCTGCTGCGCCATGCCGGTAGCTTGAAACGCCGCCGGATTCAAAGCGTTGGCCGCCGCGCCGGTCGCTTGGAATTGCGCTGGATTTAATGCATTCAATGCCCCGCCGGCCGGCGTGAAGCCGTTCGGGTTCACTGCTGCCGCCGCCGCGCCGGTCGGCTGAAACGGCGCATACGCCTTCGGCTGGAATTGGCCTCCGGCCTTCGTGCCGGCTGTGAGCTGAGATAACGCAGTCGAGCCGGCCCCCAGGTAGGGCTTGATGTTCCCTTGCTGCGTATTGAACATCGACTGCTGCTGGTTCAGCGCATTCTGCCCGGCTTGGTATTGCTGCTGTGCCGCGTACTTCGATGCATTCGCTGCTGTATCGGCAGCCGATTTGGTAGCAGCTGCCGATGCAATGCCAGCCGTAGCGGTGCCGATGCCTTGCGCTATTCCACCCATAAAATTACAATTCCTTTCCTACCCAAACCTGGTCGCACAATTGGCCGTGCTTCAGGACGCTCTTGGTGTTCAGCCCGATCCGTTTCAAACCGCTGCTCAATGCCATCCAGAGCGCCGGCCTGTTGTCGGGCGAAATGGCCCCGATGACCTTTCTGCAAGTGGTATGCTCCCTCAGCCAAGCATGGCCAGCCTTATAAACTGCCAGAGCTTCGCGCCCGCGGCAATGCGGCAGCAAACAGGTGTGCGCTTCCCAGCAGACCGCATTGTGCAGAAAGCACACAAACAAGCCCAGCACCCGGCCGGCATCCTCTGTGACCAGGATGTACCAGAGCCTGTCGCTACGCTCCGGCTCAAAGTCTTCCGCCGATGGCGCGGTGTCATCCCGGATGCCTTCATACACGGCTGGATGAGTCATAATCTGCCGCACCAGTTCATAGTCGAAAGTACGCTCGAAGGTCACAGGCTTAGAATGTCCAGATGGATGACATCACGGCTAAAGCGCTGGCCTTGCTGCATCGCCCATTGCGTATCGTGGATGTCGGCGCACAGTCACTAGGCGCACATGCGTACTCATCTCTGGTGGGGCTTTGCGAGCTGGAAATTATCGGCTTCGATCCGTTGATAGACCGCCTGCGCGAACGTGCCGAAAACGAACCGGCACCGAACACTACACTGTTGCCGTATGCAATCGGTGATGGCGCGCTGCACACGTTTTATGTAAACAGCAATGATGCCAATTCGTCTCTGTTTGCGCTCAATCTGCCCTGGCTGCGGCTGTTTCGCCGGCCTCGGGAAGTGCACACGGTTCGTACCGAACAGATCGAGACGCATCGCCTGGATGACGTACTGCCGCCGGAACCCATCGATTTTTTAAAGCTGGACTTGGAAGGCGGCGAGCTGATGGCGCTGCGTGGCGCGAAGCGCACGCTTTCAGAAACCGCGGTACTGCATTGCGAAGTGTCATTCAGCCAAAGCCTTGTCGCGCAGCCGCTCTTTTCCGATGTCGACCCGTTTATCCGTTTTCACGGCTTCCAGCTCATTGATTTACTGCTTGGCCCTCACTATAGCTTTGTGGTTCCGTCGGGGCAACAATCGCCCGACTGCCTGCGCTGGGCCGACGCCGTATACTTCCGACAGAGCGATGACGCCGCAGTGAAAGCCGTACAAGCTCTCATCGCGGCAGCGGTATATGGCAAGCCGACGCTCGCCGAATATCTGCTGAGTTCCTAGCCGCATTGATACGTTCCCGTGATATTCACGCTGGCACCGGTGCCCAATACCCAGCTCGTTTGATTGTTTCGCCGCGTCAGGAGCCCGGTAGCCGTTATGAATCCTAAGTAATTTTCCTGGACAACCGGGGTTGGCTGATTTCCGTTTGCAGAAAACGGCACCGGATTCGGCCCGGTATATGGCACAGGAGCCGAAAATGTGATGTCCTGACCAGCGGTGCCACCGATTGTGAACTGCAAAGCGCAATAGAAATGCACGACCGGTCCGAGCCTGAGGTAACGCGCCACGAAAACGGTAAATGCGCTAATCGTCATCGTTCCCGAGTTGAGAACGGTCGGCGTCCAGGTCTGCCAAGCGCCGTATGAATCGTTGGCTGAGATGTTTCCCGAAGCATCCGATTGAAAGTGAATGTTGTTTGTATTCGCTGGAGCCGCTGGCGTGGTGTCGTTAAAATTGACTGTTGACATAAGATCCTTTCGCTAAGAAATCGCGTGCCCGTTGACCAAGACTGGTGACACGTTGACAAGGCCCACTAGCCCACCATTCACGCTTAAATTGCTTGAAGAAACAGATACGCCGCTATCTATCGCATTGCCGCCTGTGTCGTAGACAAGGCCATGCCCTGCTGTGACGGTGCCGCCACCAAACATTTGGAACATGGCTCCAGCCCCCTGCCTTGCGGTAGAGCGGATCTGGTCATAGTCGATATTGCCGCGCTGCAGTGGAGCGATAACGGTGAACGTTGTGGTGGGTGCCTCAGCTCCTGTGGTCACAGTCAGCGTGCGTGCGCCAAGTGTTGCCCCGCTTGCAATGGTCAGGGCAACTGTGAGACTGGTGGCTGAAGAGACAGCAATGGTGCCTACTGAAACCCCGGTGCCGCTGACAGAGACAGCAGTGGTGCCGCCTGCAAAGTGCGTGCCTGTTCCAGTGACGGTGACGGTGACAGTTTGCCCCGGCTGGCCGCTGCTAGGCGCGAGCGATATGCTGGCGGCGGCAGCCAGCGGCCCGGAGAATAAAGCACGGCGCGGAGTTGCGAAAAAACTGTAGGGAGCTTGGGCAATCCGCTGAAATTCAGCCGGACCGAGAACCCGGTCCCACATGTAGGCATAAACAAGAATGGAGCCATTGTCCAAATACTCGCCGGCGCCGGATGCCCCGACCACCAAGTCGCCATTCGAAAACGTTTGTGCGCTACTAGCCGTTCCATCGGCGACACCATTTAAATAGAAGTTCGCATTCGTACCGTCGTAGCTAACGCCAGCATGATAGAAAATATTGTTGGCCCAGGTTGTGGTGCTTGATCCTACCTGGGCGACACCGCTTTTGAGCAAATTGATTTTCCCGTTGAGAATGCGCAGCTCAATGCCGGAACCGCCGAAGCCCATCCAGACAGAGTTGGCGGTAGTCGCAATCGGCACCATGAGCAGGCAGGCTGCACTGAAGGCCTGAATGCTGTAGCGGCCATTTCCAAAATTGCTATAGCAGCCGCCACCGCTAAACTGTTTGCCGAGGCCGAACTGAGTCGAGACAGCGAGCGGCGTGGCGGTAACAACAGATCCGACAGTTCCGGCCGCTAAATCGAATGGCGGCCCGGCGCCTTCATTGAGCGGCACTGCGATTCGCAGATTACGCGCAAGCGGGTGGCCTCGATTCACCGCCGTTCCCGCGGGCGGCTTCAGAACCCCTGTATTCGCTTTGCTGGAGATGAGCACTTAGACGACTTGCGAAAGGACGCCTTGGTAAGTCTTTTGATGATTGCCTTCGGTTGCATCGAGCGTATTGCCGGTTCTGTTTTCGACGATGATGCCCCAGTGATCCGGCAGCGCTCCCCCGAAGGCTGCCGCTACCGACATCGGGCCGCCCTTGTAGGTAGTAGCGTTCGCGACACAGTTAATAACGCCAACCAGCCGCGCATTGGGCGGTGCCGTCAGCGTGATGGCCGCGTCGGTTCCCGTCGCGCCTTCGGTGTAGTTCGCGCCGCCGTCCACAGTGCCATAGACGTACACGTTCACGTATCCGGTAGCCGACACGCCGCTCGACGCGGTCTTGATGGCGACAAAAACCAATACATCGAGAAATAGATTCGTGGTGTTGTCTATCGCCGTCGAAGCGCGCGCCGCCGCGCTCGCAAGCGACGCCAGCGTACAAGTAAAGCCCTGGCTATTCGCTCCGTATTTCGATTCGATTGTGTTCGCCATAATAGCCCCCTAATGCGTGTACTGCGCGATCATCAGGTCCGAACTTTTGGGCGCGACGATATAGGTAATCGTGCCTCCGCTGATCGTGTAATCAGTCGCGGGCACCTGCTCCACGCCGTTAAGCCAGAGCGTCAGGGACGCTGCTGGAGCCGGCGTAAAACTCAAACTGAAGTTCGTATTCGCGCCGTTCATCGCGCCGGCAGGCGTTTCGCGCGCTACAGCCGGAACCGCCACGGACTTCGGCTCCCAGTCATTGTTGGTGCTGCTCCAAGTCAGCACCTGCCCATTGCTGGGCACCGTACTCGCTACGTGCTTGCCCTGCAGACCGATCACAATCGGACTGGCCGACGTGCCGCCGATGTCGCCGCCGAGCTGTACCGGGCCTTCGCCGGCCGTGGTGACGGTCTTAAACAGCGCGTTCAGCCAGAGGCGCGATTGATCTGTCAGCACTCCATTGGTGTCTGCCCAGCGGAGCTGCGACTGATATTGCCAGAGATGCATCAGTTAGAGCAGGGCCGCACAGAACCTTTGACCGCCAGAATTGCCAGCGGGATTGGATCGTTACCGGTCAACTCGAAGACGCGGTCGGTACTGTAGCCCATCGCGTTCCAATCGAGGCGTTTGTTAAATGCGCCGGCCGCGCCGATGCTCACGGGGTAGGTGGGGGTCGTGAAGGTATAGCCGCCGTCGTCCGATTTGGCGAGCGTCACCGTGCCAGGCGTTCCGGCTGGAAGCGAACCTGGTACGCCCGTCTGCATGATGACGCGAACCAGGTCATACACGATGCCGGATTGGTCATCGTTGATATGCGGGAACCGTCTGCGCCAATAGATAGGCGTTCCGGCGAAATCAAGGTACTTCTGCCCCTGCAGGTAGATATTGCCGTTGCGGTAGTCGCCTACGAAGTGCAGCTGCAAAACCGGGTCAAAAAAATGCACCTCACCCCAGTCTCTGTCCCAGTTGCCAGTGCCTGAGTTATAGACGCCACGCTCATGCCACATGCCGGTCGTGATGTCGTAGCCCCAGCTGGTGTTGGCCGTGGGAAAGCTGAAGACGACGACGGCATGGCCGTCCTCCTGGTAGACCTTGGGCACCACATCGCGCACCGTGGCGTACTGGTTCCAGGCGATCTCAACGGCATGAGTCGAAAAACGCTGCGGCTGCGCCCCATTCAGAAAGAAGGCCCAGCCTGCGCCGCGCGCATCCGTGGCGATGCCGTACACCGTATTGTCCGCAATGCACAAACTGTTGCGGTAAGCGCCTGCTTCCACGTAGACGCTCTGATCGCGCGTGAACGGAAAATTGGGATCGCCGCTGTCTACAAACACCTCGATGTGCTGGCTGCCGAACATCCAGACGCGGCGGTTGCAGACTTTAAAACCCATCGTTAGATCCGGCGTTTCCTCGAATGCGAAATCGAGCGCGTCCCAGCTGGTGCCGTCCTGGAAGGCACTGAGGTAGAAGTTGCCGGACGATGCGAGTCCGATGAAGTAGCCATCCACTTCGTCGACCATGATGAGTGGTTCGGGCGTCGTCACATTTGCGGTAAAGGTGTTCGTCGTTAAGTCGTAAACGCTGGTAACGTTATTGCTTGCGATGCAGAGCTGGTTGCCTCGGATGTTAGTGGCAATCGAGTAGCGCACATACTGCCCCAGGCAAGGCCCGACATTCCCGATCACCGCAGAACTGAATGGAATAGCGCTGCCGGTGATTTCCCACAACTGATCGCCTGCAATGAAAAAACGCCGGCCGTTGATGTAGAGGCCACCCTGCACGCCGCCCGTTGCCGAGGTAGTGGCGGCGACACTGCTGTAGCCAGCCACGCGTCGGTAGTAATACGAAACTTTGCCGTTGCTCTCCACCTTTTCTGCAAGCAGGTTGGTCGTCTTCTCGCTGTTAACGGTAGCTGGAAGGCCGGTTGCCGTTGGTCCGATCGCGCCAGGAAGATCTGTCAGTGGCATAATGTATGCGGTACATGCATGGTTAGCATTCGGGAACTGCGCCACCGATTGGCATTAAGTCAGCAGGCGTTCGCAACACGTCTTGGAATCTCAATTCGTGGCCTAGCTAATTACGAAGCCACCGAGGACCGGTCTATTCCGATCCACTTAAACTTGTTGCTCTGGGCGATCGCGGGCCGCGCCGGTTTTGGAGATCTGGCAAAAGATTTCGGGCTTGATTTCTGTTACGCGCTCGACTTAGAACAAGTGTTGAAAGAAGCGACAGTACCGTCTTCCTGGAAATATCAATGGCCCGACACGAATAACAATCGCGTGGTTACCATATTCGTCTCAGTTGATAAAATCTCAGAAATTCCCGCTTAGAAACTGCGCCTTGCTGATGTAGCCGGCGTATTTCGAACCGGGCATCCCGCGATCGATGCGCATCGTCATATCGGGCGCGTTCAGCTCTTTAATATCGCCCAGCGCATCCGCCGCATTCTTCAGCGTCAAAGCGTTGATCTGAATCCCGAAGCCAGGCGCAATTTCGACAGCCAGATTTAGCACCATCGCACGAAAGTACCCTGCCTGCACGTTTACCGGGTCGGTTAAATTTCCGGCTGTTATCGCGTGCCAGTAAAAAAATTCGATCTGGTTCACGACGGTCGGAATTCCCCAAACCGAAATACGCGACGCCGTGTACGGCTGCCCTCCGTTCGTTCCCGTAACGACGGAACCGTCTAGGTAGCAGCCGGATGGATACGAATTCTGCAAGTACGGCAGGGAAATGTTTGCCCACTGCTCGACGCTTAGAACGGCTAACGGAATGCGAATGGGCGTCGCTGCTGTATAGCTGCCGGCGCTGGCGCCTGGCCCCTGCCAATTGACCAGCAGGTTTACCGGATAGCTGCCAAGGTTTGCGCTGTTGATCAGGAAGCTATATGGTGGACCGCCGATAAAGATGCTATTACATTGCACGAATTCCGGATAATAGCCGGTTCCGGGAACGCCGGCTGCAACCGGGTTCGTCAGCAGCAGATTCGTTGCATCCGGATTCAAGCGGATCGGCGTTGGCGCATTCCAGTCCGGCGCGTTCGGCCCGATCAAATACGTCTGCTTCCCCGGCGCAAGATTGAATACGTGCTGGTCGTACCATGGAACGACCGTTGGCTTCAGGTTCCATGAATCGACCATCATCACCAGGCGATCAAGCAAGCGCTGCGTCATCGGCGAACCAGCCGCGAGCGAGTCGCCGATTGCGACCAGGTTGAGTTCGCCAGCGGCTTGCTGCAGTAAATCTAGGTACGTAGAAGTTGGCATCGCTTTAGCGGCGCCGGCGGGCAGCAGTCTTCTTTACCGCCGGCCGCTTCTTCGCGACATGAACCGGCTCGGCTTCGTCATCGTGTTCCGCCGTTAAGATGTCGCCGTCTTCATCGCCGTCATCATCATCTTCCTCGCCATTGCGCGCGTAATGCGCCTTGGCTTCCGCAAGGCTGGCGAAATAACCTTCGGCTGTCCGCTTCGATTCTTCGTCTTCATCTTCGACGACGATCGGATCGCCGCCTTCTTGCTCCGGATACATCGCCTTCGGGAACTCTTGATGCACGTACGCCGGCAATTCATCGTCTTCCGACAGCCCTAATACGTGGCGCTGTACCTTTTCCGCGTTCCGCGCTTCAGTTTCGAAGAAGTTTCGAACGGCATCGCGCGTTGACCCATGCGCCTTCACTTGTGCCGGTCCAGTTGGCATAGTTATTGACTCCTCATTTCCGGGTTAAAAAAAGGGAAAGCGCAAAAAGCCGCCCATGCGAGAAACGGCTTGGCTCAAGAATGCGCTTTCCCACGCTTGGAAGAAAATCAGACTTCAGCCGGTAGCTGCGTTACCAGCAACCACGCAGGCCCACTCGGGGTATAGAGCTCCATAACCAAAAAGAATGTCCCAGCGGCATTTCCACTGATCGTTGTCGCCGTCGAGGTACATCATGTAACGCATGTAGGCGCCGGTTTCCGGATCGGTGTCGCCGTATGCTTCGATGACGCCTTTGTCCGGCACATCGAGCTTGCCGTAAACGACAGCAAAGGCCTTTTCATGGAAGGCCAGACCGGTGACGATCGGCGTCGTTCCGCCGCTCGCGACCCAGACGTTAATCGCTGCGCCCGCAGGCGGCGACTGATTGATGTTCTGATATTGGCCGGTCGGCTGCATCGCCGGATAAACCGGGATGTTAGTCGTTGCGGTAAGCGCCGTCGTCGTCGTAACGATGAACGATTGCAGGACGCCAATCGATGCCCGCGACTGCGCGTTGACTGTGTTCACCGCCGTCGCACCGGTCCCGATCGTAAAGCGCGTTCCGGCCGGTAAACTGCCGGACGTAAAGCCACTCACAACTAGCGTCGAGCCGGTCTGACTGGCTCCGGACACGACCGGCGTACCGGCATAGGTCGGCGCTGTTGTAACCGGCGTATTTTGCGTTTTAAACCACTGAAAACCATGCGCCTCGCCTACGCTGCCTTCGCGGTACTGCATCTCAATTTCCTGGCCGGCGTGGAATAACGCCTGGTCGTTCGTGATCGCCTTCCGCATCTGCTGCGGCGATACGAGCATCATCCGGTCTGTGGCGTTCATCGGACAGTCGAAATTGTCGAGTGCTACGCCAGCGTCGAGATAGACGCCGTTATCGGTCGGCGACGTTCCCGGCGTACCGACAAAATTCGGCGTCGTATTCGTCGCGAACAGGAACGAATTGTAATCGACATAGTTCGACAACGCATCGGCAGCAGGCTTGCCGTACTTTTCGTACATGTGATCGGCGTTCAAGAAGCGCTCCGCCGAGGATAGTTGATACGCGACGTTCGCCTGGACCGACATCGTAAGCGGCGTCGTAATGTTCGTGATTCCCTGGAAGCTCGCGGCCTGCGCAGCCGTTACCGTAAAGCGCTGCGGCTTCGGAACCTGAATCGTTTGTCCGGCTTTGTTGTGGCTGCCGACGACCGCGCCGAATTCATCGCTGTAGGAATGATCGACGTTGCGTGCAAATTTGAGGTTGTTCTTCCATCGCGCGAGCGTCTTCCACAAGACGACTTGCGTGTTGGTCCATGTATTGGGCATCTGAAGCTATTTCCCTTTTTTGGCGAGCCGCCGTTCAATCGCTTCGAATTCGGCGAAGTTCTTCGCGCCGTGATCCGGTCGATTTAAGACAGCTGCTGATCCGCCAGAAGCACCGACTTTTGCCGGTACTTTGACAGGTTGCGCCGTCGATTCAGGTTCAGAAACAGCAGAAGCGGCACTAGCGCCGTTACCGTTCGTACGCGCGGCCAACTTGCCCATCTCGAAGATTTGAACGTCGCGCGGCAACGCCTGGATGCGCTTGGCTTCGTCCTTGTCGTCGATCAGGATTTGCCCCAGTTCCGGCCCGGTATGAAGAACGATGTCGACCATCAAGGCCGTCATCGGCGTTTGCGCGATTTCGGCGTCATAGTCCGGATACGTCTTCAGGTGCTCGGCCAGCTTATCGCCGTAAGCCCGTGTAATCCGCTGCTGGTCGGCCTGGACTTGCTGCGCGTCCTGCTTGCGCTGCCATTGCCGCTCCAGAAACGCACGGCTATCGTCGTCGTACTTTTCGACCGCCTTCTCGTACTCTTCGAGCGAACCTGGAAACGTCGATAGCTTCGGCCTTACGGGCGGCTTATCGTCATCGACCGGCGGCGGCATAGCAGCAGTACCGGCTTCCGGCGCCGGCGGGCGCGTTGTTTGTGGCTGCTGTAGTTCGCGGCGCTCCTTACGAAGTTCAACTACTTCGCGTAGTAAGCGGGCATGCTCGTCGGATAACGATAGTTTTTGCGTCGCCTTCGCTGGCGGCTTCTTCGGCAGCGCTGGCGCTGCTTCTGCTTTTTCTGTCTGAACCGATTGATCTTCGACGGTTTCCGATTCCGCCGCGCTTTCGGATGTTGGCGTTTCTTCGGTCGTAGCGGCGTCGCTGGCAGGTTCCGGCGCCGGCGCAGGGCTAGCATTGAACTTGCCATCCTTCACCGCGCTTTCATACTGCGCGAACGTCGTTACGGCTGAACTGGCGTCGTCAGCCATAGGGGTTACAGTTCCTCACTGAGATTTCGCTTTTAACGGCAAGCGATCAGCCGAAAAAACTTCACGGCATCATGGCGCTTACGAACCACCTGCAAGCGCATTTCGCCGATGTGATCCAGGCATCCTGAATCTTCGGCGGAAGGTCTTCCCAGGCCGGCACCGGAAGCGGAGCCGCTTCGGATCGCGATTCGCGCTGGAATGCTTCATAGGCGGCATCGCCGATCGCGTTCCAATTGATTTCAGCCGCTAGCGGCATATTCGGCCGGACAGCCGCTTCACCTGAACCAGAGCGCGATCGTCAGCAATGCCAGGCCCAGCCAGCCGAATTCTAGCTTCGGATGCGCAATGTTGAAACCGGCCAGCATGAAGAGAACGAACGCGAAGGCCAGCAGGATCAGATGAACGGTCGGCATAGGCTATCCGTGCGCTTTGTGCGCTTCGTGCGTTTGCGACTTATCCGGATGTTCGGATTTAAGCTTGTCGTCCTTCGCGGCGGCCTTCTGGAAATCGGCGCGCGCCTGGAATGTTCGCGGCTGCGGCGCATCCGGGTCTTCGGCCTTAGGGTCAAACGGCGCAACCTTCTGAAAGTCGGTCGTCCCTTGCGCGTATCCGTTATAGACGCGCAGATCGGCTGTTCCGTCGTCATGCGCTTCGATGACGAGCGCGGCGCGCGGCATACGGCCTAAATCGACGGATGGATGAAAGACGACGACGTCGCCAAGATTCGCGGTTGCCGTTGTAGTTGCCATAGCTATTCTCCTTGTTGGTTGGTTGTGGATGTATCGATGCCGTTCGGAGCCAGTTGCTGCTGCTGCGGTTCCGGCGGCGGCATCGCCAGCTTCGTTAGTTCGTGGAAGTGCTCTTCCTTCTGCATCGCGTGTTCGTGCGCTTGCGCGTGGCCCAGCTTCAACATTTCGGCCATCCGGTCGCTGGCCGCTTCGAGCGTTCGGACGCGCGTATCCATCATTGCCAGCAGTTGATCGTTCTTCGCGTTCAACTCCGCGACCCTTATCTGCGTGGCCGCCTTCAATTCTTCGGTCGCGTACTTCTGCTGTTCGACCGCCATGTCGCGCTGATACTTGCCCTGCTCTTCGACTTGCTTCTGCTGGATCGCCTGCTTCAACTGCATATTCTCTTGCGAGAGCTGATTCACTTGCGCCATTGCCTGCTGCGCCTGCGGCGGCAGGTTTTGATCCTGGCCCGCGAACTGCGGCGGCGTCCACCGGTTGGCGATTTCGTCGGCATAATGGCCGAGGTCCGGCTCCTTGATACGTGCGCCGATATCGCGGATCAGCGCCCAGCCCTGCGGATCGTACTGCACAACGGAATCGATAAAGTCGCTGGCCGCTTCACGCTGCGTCTGCTGGGTGGGGCCGACGGATACGATAACCCCGAGCCGGCCCTTTGACACCAGCAGCGGCATGGCAGCCATAGAATCGTTGACACGGGCCCGATCCTGCTTGCCGTCCGGTTTCACGATACGCATTGACCGGATCTTGTTGCCGGTCAGCTTCCGGTCGACCTCGATGATGTCTTCATATAGGGACTTCAGGATATGCGCGAGCGCTTGCGAATAATGCGACGTGCCTAATCCGGTCTGCTGCTGCAGCGCGGTAATAGCGCGCCCGGACTGCGTCTGCGGATCAAGGTTCCCCAGCGCAGCATCGAAGAATCCGGTTTCTAATTTGACGTCTTGCTTCGCGCCATCCGAAACCATCTGGAACGCCTGGATCGGCGGCACGAATACTTTCCAGTCTGGCGGCGGCACCGGATTGCCGCGCGAATCAATGGTCCCGTTGTAGAACAGCGTCGCGTCGCTCGAAGTATTCGCCGTCTTCCAGGCCTGTTCGTGCCCGGCAATCTGCTCTGTTGACACTAGCCATTTTGGTTTCGGCGCCATCACCAGCGATTCGAGTTTCAGCGATTCCGAGCAGTTATACGTCTGCTGGCTGGGAATCGAATCCGAAATCGCCGACTTTTCGACGCGCTTGCCGTCGGCGTAGAACTGATTCGCGACCGCTTGGTAGATCGGAATGCGCGAACCGAGCCAGGGCGTCTTATCCAGCTCTTCCGCGCCGCTGACCAGGTACTGGGTAACGACCGGACAATCCTTCATTGCAGAATTGCCTTCGCCGGTCAGCGCAACGGCACCCGGACGAAGGCGCGCTTGAAAATCCTTGTCATCGGCAAAGCCTTCGCTGCCGTCGGAATAGCGCTGCAGCTTGCGCTTCTTGTAATCGAGCCGCCAGTATTCCGCGACCCAGATATCGCGCCCGTTTCCCCATTCGGCGTACTTCGGGTCTGCGCCGAACCAGGATGCGTCGATCACTTCCGCGTCCGGCCACTGACGCTTGAATTCTTCAACCGAATATCTGCAGCGGCCGATGGCCCAGCGCCGATCGCTTCCGTCCGGTTCCTGCGACGGGCCCAGCACCCAGTTCGCCGGATCGTCGATGGCGCGTATCCGCGGCTCCTGGTCAAGCGAATCATGCGCGATGTAGTCAACCGTTAATCCGACCAGGCCATGCCCGCCAGTAGCCATATACGCAACGCAAGTCCCGTAGGCGTGTTGTGCGTCCGATTCGTATTCGATATGGCGTACGCGGCCCTGGAAGTATTCGGCCACTTGATCCGTCGCGGCGTCGTCTGCCGGCGCTACTTTGCCACCCGGATGGTTCTTCAGGTTGGAATTGACGATCTGCTGTATCGGCTGTTCGAGCAGATTCACGACAATCGCGGGCCGGTCTTTCCCGCGCGCCGTAACATCGGCCGGGTCCCACTGGTCGCCGGCGCGGAAGCGCATCCGCTTGTCGAACTCTTCGCGCTGCTCGCGTTCCGATTCGATGCCGTCGTGCCAGTAGCGGCGCACTTGCTCGGGGATATCGAGCTGAGAGTAGTCTTCGCTGTCAGACATGAATCAATGCGTTCTTATAGCCTCTAAAGCCGGATGCACCGCTTTCACCGGGCGAACCTTCACGACAACGGCCGGCTTTACGCTGACGGCCGCCTTCTTCGGCTTCGACTTTCCGGCCTTACTGAGCGCGATCGCGATTGCCTGCTTATGCGGATAGTTGGAGCTTTGCAGCTCGCGTATGTTCGCGCCGATCGTTGCCGGAGCAGAACCAAGCTTTAACGGCATATCGTTAACCTTCGCCTTTCGTTACGACCAATAGATAAAGCGCGTATTCGCGCAGCCGCCGATGCTCGGCCGTCTCTTTCGACCGCGCCCAGTCGGTAGGCTTATTGCCGACTTGCTTTAACGGATCCGGCGTATTGAAGACCTCCGCGGTCACTGCGGTGTAATCACGGTATTGTTTGCTGTCGGCAGAGTAAACGTTGTTTTGCCGGCGCCCATCAGGACGTTGCCGGACGCCGTCTTGCGCACCGTAATCGGCCCGTAGTTCTCCGACACCTGCGAAGACACCAGGGAGTCAATCGACGTGCTCGCGGTCGGCCCATTCGTTTCGCCTACATTGCCGCGCCAATGACATTCGGCGAGCGTCAGTCCGTTGTCGCCATACGCGAAATACTCGCCGGTTCCGCCCTCGTTCGAATCGAAGGTATAGCCTTCGATATTGGCGTGATGGATCGTGGCCTGCGCGTTCTTCTTGAAGTACAGCCCAAAGCCGCCGTTTTCGGTGCGGGTGTCGGACAAATGAAACACCGTGTTCGGCCCGCCCTGCGTAGAGTTGCCGCTGATCAGTTCGACGCCGATTGACTTCACATTGTGATTCAGCGCGATATATCCGTTGCGGTAGTAATGATCGCCGGTGCCGCCGCCCAGCGCATCGGCAATCGCGATGAACTGCGACGTCGCGCCCACGTAGCCGAGCACCTGATAGTCGGTCATAAATAACGACAGATTGCTGCTCTGGCCGCAAGCCGGGGAGCAGATATGCAAATCGTCCGCACCCGAGGTGTAGAAGCCGTACAGTGCGCCGCCGCCGTCAAGTTCCACGTGCAACTTATGCCAGGTGTTGACCTCAGAAGAAATCGAATAGATAGCCGCGGTGGTCGCGTAGCCCTGAATCAAAACAGAGTCGAAGATGTTATTCCCGGCCACCCCAGCTTGCCTCGCCAAAAATAAGATGCTGCGAGGCGGATAGGTCGCGTTCGTCTTCAACCCGATATTTTTGACCGTCGTATAACCACCGCCGGTAATTTGAAACGCTGCTTGCGGGACAGCTGCGGGCTGTGCAGACGGAGAGTAAACAATGCTTGCGCTCGAATGCATCGACTCGATGGTAGTTTTGGTCGGAAAAGTAAGGGGGCTTTTCACCAAGTAAGTACAATACTTTTGCGCCGCTGCGCAGGTAAACATCAACCGTGTTCCCTGGTGATTTGTCGCATAGGTGAATGCGGAATTGAGAGCCGCTGCGTTGTCCGTGTAGCCGTCGGCCACGGCGCCGAAGTTCTCTACATACACTGCTGCCTCGGCAGCCACTGTTTTGGTCTTGCGATGGTTGTACCCGTAAACACTCGATACCAGGATGACGACGAAGAGCACCACGGCAGCACGCGACACTACTCGATCAATCGCTTCTCGCTCCACCATGGCCTCCCCTTGCTGTACCAGTCTCGACCAGGATCGGGCTCGTTGAAATCGTTACGCTGCCTCCACTGATCGCATGCACTTTACCGGCAACATCGCGGTATTGAACGTACTTCGGATCGACCGTCCAGGATTTCGACCCGGAGGTATTCCAAATCGCTTGCGCCGAATAGGTGCCGGCGCGAGCCTCAGGGCTGTTCTCATTACAGTCGCAATCCCCGCGGCGTCTTGTTGAACGCGTATAGCCGCAAACGAAGGTCGTCGCGTCATTGACGGTCTGTGCGCAAGGAGCGCTGACTGTTGCGCCACCGATCCACTGCTCAACTTGCTGGTAAGCCGCTCCGGCAGAATTAAGACCGGCCGAAGTCCAGAGCGTGCCCCAGTCCGCGCTGTCGTAGCTGTACCACATCGTGCGCTGCACACCGATAGACTCTTCGAGCAGTAAATGGCGCGCCACCCAGGCGGGCTGGTCAGCGGCGGCAGTACCGCTATTCGCGGCCCAGCTCGATTCGGTATCCCACAGCGGCAGGCTGCCCAGGCCATTGTTCGTCATCGTGGATTCGAGCAGGTTCACCGCGCCCTGAACCTTCTCCGGCTGCGGGCCGTTCACCGGGTAGCCGTGAAAAGCTACGCCGCCGATGAAGTTCTTGCCGCCTAGCGCAAGCCACTGGTCGAGCCATGTGGACCCGCAAAACGATGGGCTGGGATTACACAGCGCCTGCGTCTCGTAGTTGCCGGTGACACTGGGACTGAGCACCGCCGCATTTGCGTTCGCGCCTCGAATGATCCGGTAGGCATCGTCCACCATCGTGACGAGCATCGCCGGATCACCCTTCCAGTAAGAAGGGATGTTGGCCTCGTTCCACATCTCCCAGTAATTGATGCTATTGCCGACATGAGCCACCAGCGCGGTAATGAACATGTCCCACATACCCAGATTCAGCGGAGCCTCCGCACACGCCCCCGGCGTATAGGCGCCGCTGCAAACAGTCGAGAGCGTTCCTGAAGACGACGAGCCGTTCGCGCCGGACTGGCTATAGATAAACGTAGTCGAGGACGGCGTGCCCGTTATATAGAAAGTGCCGTTGTAGCTGCTGTCAGCAACCCCGGCTATGGTCACCTGCGATTGCTGATTGCCGGGCTGCACCGCGTTGTAGTACAAACCGTGCGGAGATGAAGCCGTCACCGTTACTACGCCGGATGACCGGCTAATTGATGCCAGGGGCACGTTAGCTGCGAGCGCCCAAGTCGGAACACCGCCAAACGTATAAATCGCTTGAGCATTGTTTGTCTTAGCGAGCGCGATCAACCGGTCGAGGTTCCCCCAGGTATATTGACCGGCGGCCGGGTTCAGGTCGCGCCACGTGGTGCGGGTATCCCATAGCCGCAGCGTACCGACCGGCATCGCCGGCCAGGGCGTGCCCCCTAGTAAGTTATGCACCACCACGCCGAAGAAGCTGGCGGCTGAGTTCGGCGTCATCACCGGCGTTGGCGACTGCCGAATCGTGTATTGCCCGGTTAAGGTGTTGCTGGGCGGGCCGTTCGGATAGACTGCGATGGCTCGCAGCTTGACATCGGACGTGAACGGCAGCGGCGCAACGTAGCGGGCCGACGTCGTGTCGGGCGCGAGTCCGTTGGTCGTGTAATAGATTCCTGCCCCCTGAGTTGTGCTGGCGATGGTAACGACCTGCGGTCCGGTGTACAGCGCAGCGGGCGGCGTAAAGGTCGGGTCAGCGGCGGGCACGATAGTGTAAACGGCAGTCAGCACACCGCTGGACTGCCCTGATAGCGAGGCCATGGCTCGCAACTTCATCGTCGTCTTGATCTCGATGGGTGCCGTGTACAGCGCGGAGGAAGTCGTAGGCGCGAGTCCGTTGGTTGTGTAGTAGATTGCCGCCCCGGGCGTCGTGTCGTTAATGCCTATATTCTGCGTTGTCGTGTACGAGCCTTCCGGCTGAGAGAATGTAGGAACGGCTGGAGCTGCGCCGTAGCCAAGCCTGGCCAAGGCGAACACTGCGATAGCACGACAACCAAAGCTATTCACCTGCGTCTAGGAAAAATATGGCTAAGTCGCACCCGCGGGGCACACTTACGGGCGCTCAGTGGTCGCGGATGACGCTTTTCATCGAATCCAGGCTCGATGATCCGTTTGAATAACTGATCCCCTTTGGTGCCGGTTGCTTATTGCCGGTTCCGACCTTCTTCTTCTCTGAACTGAGGTTCCTTACGCTTGGTGCTTGCGTCTGTCCGCCCGCTATTTTGACCTGGCCCTTCTTGCTCGCGCCGGCTGCTTGAGTCCCGCCGTGCTTCGCCTGGCCGGAATAGTCTTGGCCTTTCGCTGAACGGGCGGCTTCGCCGCTGCCCTGGCTGTCTGGTTTCACCTTTGCTCCTCTCGCTACTGGTTTCGATTTCCAATTGTTGATGTCGTCTTGCGCCGGCGATGGCGCGCGGTTTCCCGGCGCGTTGATGTCTTGCGTAACACCGCCCGGCCCGAGAATACGGTTCGCCTTCGCGCGGATTTTCGCCGCACTCGACGCCGCAAGCTTGCCTCGGTTCACCATCTGCGTCGCGCGCGCTTTTGCATTCGCAGCGTGAGCTCGATCCGGCATTGGATATTTTCTCGAGCCCGGCAGCCCGAAGCTCGAGCTCTTGAGCCGGTTCCGAGTGTCGGTGGATAGATTAGCCATGTCATTCTTCCTTTCGTTCGGTCACCGCGTTTGTAGCGATCGCTGTAGCAATCGCCTCAATGATCCGGTCCTCGTTATCGTCCAGCCATTTAGTGACGGAATGCTTAATCGCGTCCTCAAACATTTCCGGCACGCTGATGTCGTGCTGCGATAGCCAGAAGTCGAATGCCGACTCCACGCCCTTCGCTGTTTCCGATAACCTAGCCTCTGGTTTCACTTTTGCCGTTCGCCTTATGCTGGCCGCGCAGCAATCCGAGCACAGCGCCGATCAATAAGGCGGCCTGTTCGCGCAGCCATAGCTTTGTCGCTGGATCGTAGTGACGCACACCGTGTTTGACCAGCAGGTCCACTCCCACTGAGAGCGCCATGGTGCAGCCGATCAGGAAACACAGCAGCAATACTTCAAAGTGGGCGTGGATCACGGAGTACAACCTCGTGCCTCGAAAACGCTGCCTCAACCTGTCCCACTATCATTCGCTGCGGATCGCGGAGCGTACCGCTGCTTCGGCCTCGTTCGATCCAGGCTGGATTTCCTGGCACCTCGCTAGTTCGTGCTCGAAAACCTCGCGCGCCCTTCGGTCGAATTCTTCGATCTCAGCTTCAGTAGTCGGTTCAACTGCTGCCTTCGAAGGATCTTCGCCGACCGGTTCGCCGTTTACCGTGTAGGTCGTCTGTTCGTTGGTCGCTTTCATACTTCCCGGTGATGCCGTTTCATTTCAACCGGCTGTTCCATTAAACTTGAATCGGTGCCAAAGCGAAGAAACCGCTGCAATGGATCTGCCTCGTCCAAAAATTCGATCTCGATCATATGCAGCGCACCCCCGACGAGCTTGAGGTGTTTCTCAAAGAGCGCCGTGATGGACTGATTAAAGTTCTCCTCCGGAACGGAGACCTGCTCCTCCAAAATGAGCTCTCCCTCTTTCCACAGCCGAGCGATAATCGGGGTCGTCACTATATAGGCACATTATCAGCCCCAGGCCCAGCTCGCCGGCGCACCGTTCGTCGCAACCTTCGGTGCCGGCTTCCAACGTGCAGCGGTCCGGCCCGACATCGCCACATACCGCAGCGCATCCGGTAAATGGTCGCGGTCTTTGACGATTCGTCCGGTGATGTCGCGATGATAGAACCGCAAATCTTCCAGCAGCTTCGTACAAGTCCGGAAGATCTTCAGCTTGCCGGAAGCCATGCGCTGATAGACGCGCAAGACGCCGGCATCGACCGAATTGTCGGCTAAGGCCAGCTTCAAGCCCAGCGCCTCGTATTCGACCAGTAAGCTTCGCCCATCGACCTGCGACCGCTGTTTTGCCGCAGGATCGATGCAGCCTGGAATCCAGTCGCCAGCGGCCTTGATCGCCGAAACGTGAACGTCGGGCGGCGCTTGTTCGCGTTGATAATCACGATATACGAAGTCCTGGTCGTTCTCGAGGTCGAAGGCCATCCACACCGCGGCCGTCCAGTTCCAGCCGATATCCAGGCCGAAGGCGCGCTTGAAGTGCGCTGGAACCGGAAACGGGTCGCACATATAATCGCCTTGCGCCAGCGGATAGACCGCGCCATGTCCCAGCGACGG